AGACGACGCTGCCAGCGCCAGTTCCGGGCTCGATGACTGCCCCGCGCACACGCGTACGTGAGCCATAAGCGGTGCCCGATGCGGCCAGCGACACCGCACTGATGTCGGTTTGCATCGTCATGGTTTACCCCTATTAACCGGCGGAGACGGTGAGCACGCCAGCGTTGTTCCACAGTGCGCCAACGATCAGCGGGTCTGCAACGGGAAGGCCGGTCATGATGACCACGCCAGACGTAGTGAGCGTGGAAACGGAAGTGTTCGGACCAAGCGTAGCGGTCACGGTGACGGCGCCAGTGGTTGCATCTTTGGTGATGGACTGGAAGCCGCCTTCGGAACGAACCGGGCCGGAGAAAGTGGTATTCGACATGATGATCCTCACATGCGAGTCACGTAGCAGTCTGCATGTCGTCCCCCGGGCGGGTCTGCTACGTCAAGTTTCCCGGACGTGGTTGCAATATACCCCAAAAGAAAAAGGGGCACAAGGCCCCTTTTTCACTGAGACGGCCGGGAACCCCCGACCCCATCATCAGGCTCCAGCGGAGCCCCAGATGCCCAGAGGATCAGACCAGCCGAACGAATAACGCTCGCGGGCCTTGTAGCGGGCGTTGCCCGTGTCGAAGTCGCCGTCCATCGAGGTAGACAGAGCCACACGCTCGAAGTGCTTCAGACCGTTGGGAACGTCGGTCAGCAGGAACCAAGCGTTGGTGTCGGTCAAGAAGTGGTTGACGGTGTAGCCTTCAGGGATTGCACCCATCTGCTTGATCGCGTTGATGTCGTTGTCGGCGGTGGCCACACGCAGCTCGGTGTCGAGCAGACGCTTAGCAACGAACATCAGGCTGGGCGGAACGACCAGCTTGCGCGGCTTGGCAGCGATCAACAGACCACGTTCGTCGGTCCACGCAGCGATCTGGATCACAGCGTTTTCCAGCGAGGTCTCGTTCAGGTCCACAGCAACAGACGGGCTGTTGTAGTTGACAGCGCCGTTGACCAGCGGGTGGCCGACGCGGGAACCGCCAGAGTTGACACCAAACAGAGACACGCCGTCACCACCGGGGTAAGCGCCGTTGAAGCCGTTGTTGACGACGGCAGCGGCTTTCACCTGCTTGGTGTAGGCCATGGCACGGGCCAGAGACTTGGTGTAGCGAGCAGACAGGCTGTCGTACAGGTTGTCTTCCATCGCCTCTTCGGTGATGGAGAAGCCCAGAGCGATGGTCTCGTGGTTGTAACGAGCGGTGAAGGCTTCCTGCGCATTGTCATACGCGATTGCCGAACCTTCGTTCTTCACGGGAGCAGCGCCGAAGCCAGCCAGCTTGGTCTCCTCTTCAAAGCTACGCTCCGATTTCTCGGTTTCGTAGAGCTCTTTGTGCTCTTCGCCGTAGCGGGCATATTCCATGCCAAACAGAGCATTCAGACCGGGGAGCAGTTCCTTCAGGAGCTGTGCACGAGAAATAGCCATGATTCAGACTCCTTATCAGGCGACGCCAGTGGCGTTGGTGTACGAATGCTGGCCGATGTTGAACTTCACCAACAGGTCAGTGTAGGCATCGCCCACAGTGGAGGTGGTGCTGTTCACAAAGCCAACGATACGGAAGGCAGCGGTGCCAGCCTGAGACGTGGCGCTCACAGCCGAGTTCGAGTTGCCAGACTGGGTGGAACCAGTAGTGGAGCTCTGAGCGGCGGCGAAGAACACGTTCTGGCCCAGCTTGGTCTGACCGACAGAGCCGTCAGCTTGCACTTGGAACACAGCGCGATCGTCGTCCACGACGTAAGCCACACCATTCAGGGCGCCAGAGGGGTAGTACTGCGAGAACACAGTCTGACCTTGGCTGTTGGTGTAGGAGCAGCCCACGAAGACACCAATAGTGCCAGCAGGGAATGCGTCGCCAGTGCCGCCGGTTTCAGTCACGATGTTGATGTAACCGTCGGTGTGGATCTTCACGACTTGGCCGTAGAAGATGTTGCTGGCGTAGCCAGCGGGGGTAATCGGAATTTGACGGGTCTCACCAGCGTAGGGAAGACCGTCAACTCGATTGACGGGCTTGAGCCCGTAGGGAGCTGCGGTAGATGCCATTTAGGCCTCCTTGTTACTTTGAACCAGAACCAAACCCTCGTCCGCTGGTGGTCGTCGACTTGCGGTCGCTGAACAACGGCATCCTCGGGTCATTGTTTCGCATGAAGTGGTTGTCCACTGACTCCATCTGAGCCTGTGCTTGCTTGGCGTAGTACTCGTCACGGGCCTGTGCTTGCTCTTTGGCCATCTTGCAGAGCATGAGGCCGCCGATCTCCACGTTTCCGTTCTTGTCTGCCATCAGCATAAGCTCGGGATGGTCGGCTGCTTTCACCGGCTCCCAGCCTTCACGCATCTTTTTGGACACGTTGGTTGGGTCCGCTTGGCCCATGACATGTGTAGCGACCCAGCGATACACATACCCGGGTTCGGGTGTCGGATCAGGCAGCGCACTCGGCGGTACGTATACAGCACGAGCAGTTTTTTCGCGTGAGACGAGCTCACGAGGGGTCCGGGTCATAGTTTCAGCCATTCGATTTCTCCAGTTTTGCCAATTCAGCAGCGTACTGCTGCGGGGTAAGCCCAAATTTCTTGGCCAAACCCAGCTGGGTGTTGGTCAATTGGACTTTTCGTGCACCTGTGGAACGAGCCGCAGGAGCAACTACCGTGCTCGGCTTTTTGGAGCCATCGCCGGATTTCGGCCTGTCTTCGCTCGACCCGAAAACTTCGGGGAACGTTGACTTCATGCGAGCATCAATGCGCTCGAAATATTCATCAGAGCCCGGTTGGATGCCGGAGTTCACCAGTTTTTGATGCAGCCCGAGTGAGAAGCTGGTAAGTTCCTCGTAACCGGGAGCCCCAAACCACTGGTTTTTTGCCTGCCAGCGCAGCGTCTTGTCATCGACTTGGGGCGCCGCTTGTTGCGACGATTGAGGAATTTGTACCCGATCCTCTTCAACTTGTAAAGGGGTCGGATTGAAATTTTGTGCTGCCGAGTGCTTCATCTTGGCTTCGGCCAGTGCTTCCTGAGCCGCGATGATGGCATCGGTATCAAACGCCTCGTGCGCTTCCTTGAGCTTTTGGCGAGCCATGATCAACTCCTGCTCGGCCACTTGCTTGACCGTGGAGGCGTAGTGCTGGCTGCCGGTGTTCACGCTCTGCTTGAGCTGGCGATTCTCGTTGAGCAGCTGCTGGGCCACACGCTCGAGCTCCTCACGCTCACGCTGCAGGGCCTCCCGGGCACGACGCTCGTCGTGACGGGCATGGGTGAGCTCCTTGATGCGCTTCTTGACGTTCTCCGAATACGACTCGATCTCGTCGTCGGTCGGGTCGACGACTTCCTTGTCCAGCGGCTTGCGGCCGCGATCGCGCTCGGGGGTGTCGTCGATGATCTCGACTTCCACCTCACCGGTATCCACCTCGACAGCATCGCTGTCTTCGATGGGCTTGTTGTCCTCGATCTCGTCGGGGAACTTGAATGCGTCTGCCATGTCCTACTCCTTCAAGCGCGGGTGATTCCGCGTGGGTCTTGCACAACACATTCCACCTGATCGTCGTTGATCATGCGGAACTCCTTACCAAAAATCTTGAACCGGGTGCCCGAGTAGGTGCGAACCAGCACAAAATCCCCTTCCTTGCACCAAGCACCCGAAGGGAACTTGGCCGTGTCCTTGTACGCATCGGGGCCCATGCGCAGCACGAACAGCACCGTGGTGGCGTGCTCTTCCTGTCGCATCGTGGCGGTGTCACGGACAAGGTCCAGCGTGGTACCAGCGATCTTCTGGTCGACCTCGGGCACGATGCACAGCAGCTTCCACCCGGTGGGTGTCGGCAGGGCAGAGGCCTTGGTGTCGTTGTCTGCGTCCTCGTCGGGCGCCTCGACAGGCTGGATGTGTTTGGGCAAAGCAATGCCCGGGGGCAGGAGGATTTCACTCATCTGATTTCTCTACTTTCTCGGCAAGGTCCAACAGGTGACGCTCTGCAATCGCTAGACCTTGGATCACGCCGCAGAGTTTTTGGTAAGCGTCGAACGACGGGCAGGCACCGCCTGCCAGATCGTCCGCGTAGTTGTTCATGTCGTTGCGTATCTTCTCGCGCAGTACGCGTGCGAATTCTTGGATCATTTAGTGGGTGGTCTTCCTTGACTGCCTCGAGAGGCGGCAGCACGTGCCTGCATGCGCTCTTGCGCCTTGCTCTTTGCGATGTCCACACCGATGCGCAGACCCTCGATCTCGTTCTGGGCTTGGTTCTTGAGCTGGCTCTCGCGGATCTGTGCGCCCACGCGCAGGGCCTCGAGCTCGAGCTGACCGGAGACCTTCTGCTCCTCGAGGTCGATCTTGTCCGCCGTGGCAGCTGCGTCCATGGCCAGCTTCTTCTCCTTGATCTCCAGCTCCTTGGCCTTGAGCTGGAGCTCCTGCATCTGCATCTGGACCAGCGGGTCCTGCATCTGTTGCTGCGCCTGCTGCTGGGCAGCCTGCGCCTGATTGCGCATGAGCACCTGCTGCGCGGCCTGAGCCATCATGGTCGAGAGCGCCTGCTCGACCTGCGGCGGCAGCTTCTGCTCCTGCGGCGGCAGGGCCATACCCAGCTGCTGCTCGATCTTCTGGCGGTAGGCAAACCCGACGTGCTCGGTGACGTGAGCCATCAGCGCCGCTTGGATCTTCGGCGCGTTGGGCGACTGGCCCACCAGCGCCATGATGGTGGGGTCCTGCAGCATCGACATGTGCACCTGAATGTGGGCCGCATGGTCTTGGTACAGGAACGCCTTGACCGGCTCGGTCTTGAGGATGTCCATGTTCTCCGTCACCGGGTCAGTGGGCTTCATGTCCTCGGGCAGCGGCACGAGCTTGTCGGCGTTCTTGATGCCCAGCACCTCCAGCATGCCCCTGTGAAGCTGCGGCATGTCGTAGATGTCGGGTGCCATCTGGGCCAGCTGGATGGCCGCTTGGTACTGCACCACGCGCTGGCTCATGGTCGCCGCGTTGGGGTCGGAGACCGGGATCACCTCGACCATGTCGTAGTCGCTGGCCTTGGCACGCGGGCCATCCGTGCCTTCCGGGTCGTACGTGTAGGTGTCGTCAGTGAAGTCGCGGATGATGGCCTTGAGCAGCGCCAGCTCCTGCTTGAGTGCGTTGTGCACCCGGGCCTGCACGGCCGTGAGGACCTTGAGCTGGCGCTCGAGCAGTGCCAGTGTGGTGCC